TATCTAAAGTAGTTGCTTCAGCTGCTTCTATTGATGCTTTGTTTTTGGAGTTATTTCTTAATTCTATGGCGGTTTCTCTCAGTTCTTTCGCTTCAAGGAATAATTGTTGTGCTTTTTCGTATGTCGAATCAGCTAAACTAGGATTTGTATTTGGGGGAATAGTAACTCCATTTCCATTAGCAGCAGAATTTTCATTTCCATTAGCAGCATTATTACCACCAGAAGCAGCATTATTACCACCAGCAGCATTATTACCACCATTAGCAGCTTCCACTATTTTTTCTCTTTCCCCTTCTATTCGAGCATTTATATTCATTACTCCTGGTAAAATATATGTAACATTTTGTACTTTAAAATGTCTTAATCCGGCTTCCGTTCTTTTTAATTTGCAATAAAGATTATTAATTATTTTTAAAGCTTTATCCGCGTTTTTTTTCGCTTCATTTAATTTATTAATATATAGTTCATATCTAGTGTCTCCTAGAACTCTATTTTCTACTTCCGAAAGTAAGTCAAGTGCTGTTTGTATATAGATTTCACCTTCTTCTTGTGGATTACTAATACCTTTTCTTTTAGGTACTCCCGAACTACTATATTCTACAACAAAACATTTATTTTTATTTTTATTAGCAAAATCTTCTTGACATTTTTCTTCATAACAACTCGCACTCTCTCCGTCTGCTAAATGTTTATGTGTTTTTAAAACATTATTATTAATATCTATTGTACATTGCCTTAAATTTTTCGCACATGCTTTTGGATTATTTATTTTATTTTTTTTTATTATTAGTTCTTCATCCTTATCAATTCTCTTTATTAGACATAATTTTTTATTATTTGTATCTGGATAAACTGAAAAATCAATAAATACAGTATCATCGGGTAATTTTATTTCTTTAATATCAGATTCACTATCAACTCCCTTTTCATCTATAAATTCAATATTTTCGAGTGTTCCTGTTTCAGTAATTTTTTTTACTAAACTAAATTCAATATCTATTAAATTATTACCATTATCGTTAACTTTTTTATAGTCTAAATTACCATTATCAAAATCATATAATTGATATAGATATTCTTTCTTTCCAAAATTATCAGAAAAAGTATATTTAATTTTGCCCATAAATAAAGTAGAATCTATACCTTGTGTAGGTATTATTAATTCATCGGGTAGTATAGGTTGATAATGTAAATATGTAAGATTTGGATAGGAAGTATTTAAATCTTTTTTATTTTCATTTAATTTTTCTAGATTATTTTTTAAATCTTCATAAACATCATAATTACTTTTAATATGTGAAAGCATTTCGTCTTTAATCATATAATATTCTAAGAATTCCGGCGTGGCATTATAAATAGTATTAATAATAACATTACTTAATTCCTTTTTATATATAAGAATTGGTCCAATATTTTTATAAAAAGTTATACTCTCTGTAACCATTTCTTTATAAATATTTGTATCACCTATAATAATACTACTTTTACTTAAAATCGCATTGAGTTGTTTAAATTTATTTTCATCTTCTGTTATTTTTTTATCAAGATGATTATAAGCAGTTAACATAACTTTTTGTATTTCTTTAAAAATATCTAATTGATTTTTTGTAAATTTATTTAAGATTTCGTTAGTCATATTTTCAGCAGTTATATCTTTATTATTCAAATATCTTGCTATATATAAATTACTATTATCAGTACATAATAAATATAATCTTTCTATATTAATTCTCATTAACTGAAAACAATCTCGTAAAGCCTTTTGTATCATACTTCCATATTCCGTGTTTCTGTTTTTTTCATCTTTTCCTAATGAGTTAAATAATCTACCAAATATATTAGAGTCTTCGCTATCTTCACCATTTAAAATACTTTTATACTCTTTATAATCTTCATTATACTCATTATTTAATTCATCTGTTAAAAGAAATAAATTATCAAAAAAATTTCTATCAATATTATTATTTAATTCTGTAAAATTATACAAATTATGAATATAAATTTTTTTATCATTTAATTTCCATTTTTTTAAAAATTCGTCATTTAATTCATTTTTTTGAGGATAAAGAATATAAGGTATTCCGTCAATTTGATTATGGTTAAAGATACCTTTCCAATTTTCAAAAGCTGGAAATTCTATATTTACCTTAAAATCGTCCCTTGAAAAATTAGGTTGTTGTGGATTATTTGGATTATAATTTAAAATACCTACATTATTTAATAAATATGAGAAATCTGTATTTGGCATTTTTATTTTTTTAGTAGAAGTATTTGTTAAAGAATTAACTTGATCATATATATATTTCATATTAAACTGTAAATTTCCAACAATATTATTTTGTGTTTCCCAATTTAAATAACTTCGAATCGCATTTAAAAATATGTCACCTTGTTGTCCGTCATTATTATAATCTAAATAGTTTGTTAATACATCCAATCTAATATTTGATAAACTTAATTGTGATAATATTTCTCTTTCTTTTTCGGTTGGATCTCGTGTTTTTAACTCTTCAAATAAATTATTACTAGAATCTAAATCTATATTTTTTCCAAATAAATTTTTTATATTATCTTCATTTTTTAAAGAAATTAAACTTTCATATTTATCTTTAGTATAAGGAGTATCTAATAAATATTGGTCCAAATAAGTAGTTGAAGCAGTATTCAAATATATTTTTCTATTATCTATTTCATCCTCAATATTTTTTAATTTTTCATTTATTTCTTGTATTTGTGTTATTATTACTTTCATATCATTTTCAATTTCACTTGTGTCTTGATTAATATTAATTTGGAATGAAACAAGTGGAGGTGTATTTTCGTCAGGTGTTTCTGCTTTATATGTATGTATACTATAAATATTTATTTTATTCATTTTATTCATTTTATCATTATCTATGTCTTTTGCGGATTTTTCAAAATCGTAAAATATTTTTCTCCCTCCTTCGGAATTTATATTATCATTAATTTGTAAATATGATTTTGTTCCATTGGTATACATTGCTGCTTCATATTGAATAAAATCTTTAATTTCTCCAGTTTTAAATTTGACATAAAATTCTAAATTTAATAAATAATCAAAATCACCATCATTTAATTCTTTAAGTTTTTTATTAATTTCATCTTTAAATTCATCGGTAAGAACGTTAATATCAAGAATTTGAACTGTAGTGTCTGTAGTTTTATCTAGTTTCATACCTTCATTTTTATTCACTTTAATAAAAAAAGAAGCGTCATATGTTATATCTATAGGTTCCTTTCTTTCTAAATAATAAATGTTTGCGGGAGTTTGGTATTCGGTAGTGTTTTCATAGTTTCCATTATTTTTTTTTAATATATTAAATGTTTCAGGTGCTATTGAATCTATAGTTGTATCTGCGTCCGTAATATCACTTTGTTTTATTACAATATATGCTTTACCATTATCTACTTCATATTTATAAGGAATATCAGTAGTTTCAAAAAAAATTTCTTTCGGATAAACGGTTGATATATTACATTTAATAAAATCTAATTTTTCTTCATCTGGAAAATATTTTAATTCGGTGTCAGCTTCATCATAAGTATTAGGTCCTTCCGCTAACAAATTTTTAAATGAATTATTACTATTATTTTTTTCATTTTGATCATAAAAAAGAGAAAATCTTTTAAGGATTTTTCCCTTTGTAATTACTTTACCTGATAAGAATCCTTTCTCAGTATTAGTTAAAGGTTCAGCATTATATATACAATCAATATACCCTACATCTGAATTATGAATAAATACTAGTTCTTGAAAATAATCTACATCTTTACTCGAGGCATTTTCAAAAGCTTGATAGGTTTTACCATATCCTTTTTGTCTAGCAAACACAACTAATTTGTCATCAAACGATTTTATTTCATTATCAGCTTTTGGGAGTTTATATTCATATCTATATTTATTTTTATGTAAAAATATGTTATTATATTTATGTTTATCATCATGTTCTGAAAAATTGTTATAAAATAATTCCTTTAAGTTTTTCCTATTCAGATATATTAATAAAACTACTAATAATATACATACTATTATAATTATTTTATTTCTATTAATTTTCATTTATAATATTATATATTAGTAATATAATTTTTATTAGTAAAAATCATATTAAATATTAAATTAAAAAAATTTAAAAAGTTTCACCATTCACTAAATAATCTAAATTATGGTGTCCCATCTCTATTACTTTATTTATTTCTTCTTCATATTCCATTTCTTGTCTATCGTTTTCCTCTATATCTTTTAAATCTTGGACTCTATTATATATTTTATCTTTATAATCTAAGTGTTCCTTATTTCTATTATGACATTGTCTCGTCCTATCTGGATTTATAAAAGTTTCTGGTTTATTATTAAATAAGGTATATACAGTAGATATTACAATAATAAATAAAACTATTACTATACCATAAACTTGTAATCTCTCTAAATTTTTCTTAAATAAAAATGTTATTATTAATATTACAACACATAGAATAATTACTAAATAATTTATTTCATTTTTATGCTTCATTTCATTTTTATGCTTAATTTCATTTTTATGCTTAATTTCATTTTTATGCTTAATTTCATTTTTATGCTTAATTTCATTTTTATGCTTAATTTCATTTTTATGCTTAATTTCATTTTTATGCTTCATTTCATTTTTATGCTTCATTTCATTTTTAACTAAATTATTCATTAATCCTATTATAATAGGTTTAGAAATTATAATTTTTTTATATGTAAGATTTTTATATTTTTTTACTTTTTACATTTTATAATTCAAATTCCAATAGATTATCTTTAAAATATTCTCCTAATAAACACTTATCCATTGATAAATTTTTATCTTTAATACAAAATTCATCATATAATTTCCTATTACCTAATCTGGTATATTTTTTAAAATACTTACATTCTTTTTCTATTTCTGTAGGTTTAGGTGTATTTTCTTCGCACATTGCCTTAATAAATAATTCCTTATCGTTAAATTTTTTTATTTTTTCACATTGTTTATCACTAAAAAGATTTACATTACATATTTCTTCTTTACAAGTTTCACTTTTATCTTTATCTAATATATCTTCTTGAAAGGGTATATCTTCGCTATTACAAAAGGCTACTTTTTCTTTACATTTATTTGCATAATCAAAATTCCTAAAGTCTGGGGAATTATATTTATTTTTTGCTTCATTAGTGTAATGATATTCTTTAATTTCTTCTTTATTTTTAATATCTTTAATATTTCCTATATTATTTAAATGTATATCTCCTTCTAAAGAAATTATATAATCCTTATATTCATTAAATGAATTGAATATTAATGGATTTTTACCTTTTACCTTAATATTGTTAGTATCTAATAGAAAAATTTTATCATTCATTCTATATAATTTGTTAGGTTTGAATACTAGAGAGAAATGTTCTTTAACTTTATAGTTTTTTAAAATATCTCTCATAAAAATATCTATATCAAATTTATAAATAAAATAATAAAGTAAATATAAAGCAATGGCAACTGCTATGATTTTTAAAGAAAGTATATAATTCATATTATAATATTACATAAATAATATAATAAAATTTATTAGTTAAAAAAGTAAAAAGTTATTTGATTAAAGCATTTAGTATTTAAGCACCAATTTCTAAAGCCTTTCTATTAACATCTGGGTCAATAGTAGATTGTAACCATGGACTAACTTTCATTTGTGGGTTAGCTGGTTCAGATCTTAATTGTAAATTGGCGTTTCTTAAACTTTGTCCTACAGTATTAATACCGACGTGGAATCCGGCATTTAAGAAATTTTGGTCACCTAATGAACCTTGTCCAGCTGGAACAGTTTGTGCCCATGTACTATTAGAGTCTTGTGGGAGTAAATCTTGTGGGGTGAGGGTATCTTTTGGATAGCATTCAGTTGGGAGTCTTCCATTATCAGCATTGTTATTTTGTTGTGGTTCTGGTTGATTCTCGAGGACTTTTCTAAAGGTTACATTTTCGTCACCTTCTCCTTCAGAAGCATTAACTTCTTCTTCCTCGTCTTCGCTATCAACTTCATTGGCTCCTACAACATTTTGAGTTGGGGCGTCTTCGGTATCTTCACCATCGGCGTAGAAAGTTTCAACATTATTAATCCTATTATTAACCATATTATTACCCATATTATTTACCACATTACTTCCATTATCAGTATTATATGAGTTTATTAATAATATAAATACAACGGCAGCAATTACAATTAATGCCAATCTCGCAAGTTCGTTGTTTTTCATTCTATATATTAATGAAAATATAATATTTTTTTAAAAAAAATTAAATTAATTAATAATTAATTTAATTAATTTCTATTGGAAATTGAAAATAAAAATTTAATTTTAATAAAATTATAATATATCTCTAATTTCTTGAACTGTATATTTATCAATACTACCATATTTAACAATACTAGTTTCTTTCTTACGGTCTTCTAATGATGTATCGCCTTCTGTTAATAGATCTAATATTCTTTCTCTTTCGGCCATTGCTGCTACTCCGTCCATTCCTTCGCCCTCATTATTATTAGTTTTTTGAACAACGTTAGGATTTAATAAATTGACAAATCTCGAGTCAATATCATAAGGTCCTAATGTATCATCTGCTAAATTACATTTTTTCCCTTTTGGTTGATTTGGATCAAAACCGTGTGCTTTACATTGTAAATAGTTGGTTAAAATCTGATATTTATATTGAAGAACATTTCTATTAAGATTCATTAATTTTCCTATAGTTTTTACTGGTTCATCGCCACCAATTTCTATATAATTTAATGTTACTTTATGGTTTGATCTATTCTTTGTACTCACAGCTCCTCTAATACCGTCAGTATTATCGTTATATATTTTTATATAAATTGCTTTATGATTTTCTAATTTTAACATATTATTTTTCTCAAATACTATTAAATATTTATCATCTGCTTTAGCAAATGTTAAAGTAGCACTTGTATCTTTCTCTTTGTCTTTATTATAAATTATATAATCTTCTTTATTTGTTAATAATGGTTTATAATATCCTTTTTCTATATTTTCAGTTGTCATATCAAGACGTGTTTTATAATCGTCGGCTGTTGCAAATCTTATAGTTCCACTCTTCTGAGAATCAAAATCATCTTGTGCTTCAGGTTTTAAAGGAAGTGTTTTTGGTATTAACAAATTAACCGAAATATTATCTGTCTTAACTGTATTTTCCTTCTCAATTAAAATACTACCTATTAAAATTATTTTGGCATTGGGGAAGTTAAATTTTATAACTTTATTTTCGAACGACCCATTTAATGAACCTTCTTGTTTCAAATATTTAACATTTGCCAACTCTTCATTTCCAGCAGTGAAATCTGGGAAAACATTACCAGTATCAAATTCTTGTTCTATTGTATAATTTGACCAAAAAAAGTGCCTCTCTAAATCTACTTTATGTAATGATTCCATATTTGGAAAGTTAAAGTAAGGAGTATCTTCTGGTCCTATAGAAAGACCTTCGCTACCGCTACTACCGCTATTATCGAGAGCATATTGTTCATAAAGTTCTTGTCCTTTTGAAATTATTTCTTTTTCTCTTACAAGTAATCTTTTTAATTGTAAAAATAATTGTATATCGCCATTATAATTCTCTAATACATTTCTTAATTTGGTTTCTATTGTAATATCAAATTTAAATATTTCTTTATATAATTTTTTATATAATTCTATTAAAATCGAATCTAAAGTCGAATCTAATAAAGGTGTATCTAATATTGCTGTTATTGAACCTGTTATACTATAAAATTTTCTTGTATTAAATGTAGCAGGTAATCTATAATTATCTCTGTTTTTTTTAGTACCCCCAACTGTACTTCCAAATATTTCTATTAAATATGTTTCAATATTTTCTGTATTGCCTTGAACTGCAATTATTCCATTCCAATCAGTAGTTTTTTTTACCATTAAATTATCATATTCTGTTAAATACTCGTTTATATTTTTAGTAAAATCGTCTAAATCTAATGTATTTGTATATGTTGTTAGCTTAGTATCTAAAACATCGATATTATTTTTTGTAAACACTATATTTCCGGGATCACTTGTATTAACTAACTTATAATTATTATATATCCCTTTTAAAATTTCATCAATAATGGTGTCTTTATTCGTTAATATATTATCAGTCGTCCATTCTAATTTAGTATCAGATAATTTTTCAATATTTTTAATAACTGCTCCTTTACGATTTGTTTTATCTTGTTCAACAAAAAGACTTTCAATTTCTTTTACCAATTTTAAATCTTTTTTAAGTTGTTCTATTATTAGTAAATTGGCTTGGTTATTAATATTTGCTATATGATTTAAAATAGTAAATTTATTACTTATTTTGCCTTCGGTGATGGTGAAAAATTGTTCTTTCATTTTTATTAATAAATATACTAAAATTAATACTAATACTATTAAGATTATATATTTTGCATTTTTTATACTTTTCATTTATAATATTATAAAACAAAAATATTTTGGGTAAAAAATAATGAATAAAATAATAAAGAAATTAAATTAAATTAAAACTATTTTCTAATGTTATTCTTTCTTTACTATTAAGTTTTTGTTTCTCAGTTTCTATATGTTTATCAACATAGCCTTGTAATTTGTTTATTTCGTCATTTATCTCATTATCAGTTAAAGGTTTTTTAGTATCTAGAAGTGTCAAAATAGATTTCAAAAATTTCTTTAAATTAATATTATTATTTTTCGTTATTAGATTTGATAAGACTTTTAATTTATCAAATAAGTATTGTAATTTTTCAATATCATACTCTTTAACATTTAGTTTATCGTCTACTGAAGTTATTATCGTTTTTATTTCCACAAAAATATTTTCATCATCACCAAAATCATATCCTTCTATTATTTTTTTAAATATGTTTAAATATTGTTTTCCTATAGAGATAGCTTTTTTCCTGTTGAGCAATTCAGTAACAGCATCTGCTATAGGAATAATTGAAGGCTTATATTCTTCTTCTTTTTCTTTACATAATAAGGTAAGTTGTTGACGTTTAGCCTTATCATCTGAAGAAGATACTGATTTTAAAGCTGTATTTTCTTTATGATATAAACCATTATTTGTGTTATCATCTCCTTTATGTCTATATTGACAACCTTTTGATAACCAACCAAAGGTTGTGCCTGCGTCATATACAAAATTATTTTCTTCAGTAAACCTACTTCTTGTTCCAGTTGTCATTTTAGATATACCTGGATATGTTCCAAAATCACTTTCCGAAGATTCCTCTTTATTTGGAACATATAATCTTCTAAATTCCTTACAATCTTCAAGAGAAAGATCTTTTTTATCAACATCGCTACAAGAATTAATATTCATATCTGTGCTTAGTTTATGTGTCGATATAACAGAAGAATAATAGTCATTTATACTTTTATATAAGTCTAGTTCTAAACTATCATTTATATTACTAAAATCATTATCATCAATTATTTCTTCCGCTTGCTTATATACAATTTCAATACCATTATCATCTAACAAGTCTAAATATGACTGGATTACCTCTTTTTTTTTATTATTTAATGTTTTAACTGCTGCTTCTAGTGCTTCTGCTTCTGCTTCTACTGCTCTTGCTTCTGCTCTTGCTTCTGCTTTTGCTGCTTCTGCTGCGGTAGTTGCTTCTTTTTCAATAACTTCCCAAAGTTTAGCATCATTATCACATGTTTCTCCGTTATAAGTTATTGATTTTATATAAGCGAAACCCCTACACCCTCCATCATTAGAGTTTGCGCTAGACATAACCCATCCCTCACTATCAACATCTCCAAGATCTTCACTTCTTATAAGGTGTATATCGGCGGTTTCCATATTGCCAGGATATAAATTTCTAACTATAGCATTTATTAAATCATTTTTTTTAGCTTTGAATGTAGCACTTGAACTTTGCGCGTAGTCCAAAAAATTTTTAAAATTAGTCTTTTTTTTTAACTCATCAATATTAAATTGTAAACTTGATAACGCAGCTACTTTTGCTTGAGCCCGATTCCCTTTACTCAGACATAAGGCGCCTTGTCTTCTTCTATATACTGCATGTTGGGTTATTGATGCTTTGCCTTCTTTAAAAATTTTTACCAGTCCACCAATATATGCTTTTATTTTTTCTTCGTTGGTCAAATCAGCGAACCCTTCTTTTATTTGTTTCTTTCTATTTACTATTAAATATAAAATTACTAAAAATACTATAAATAATAAAATTTTTAAAGTTGTTTTATCAATTTTATCAACCATTATATATAATATTATAAATAAAATTTTTATAGAAAAATAATTGTTGATTAATTATATATTTTTACAAGTTTAATTCTTGATATAAATTCTTATATTTATTCTTTAAACTCATAACCTCTTCATCTTTTTCTAATGCTTTTTTCTTAAGTAAATTAATTTCTTCCATTAATTCTTCCATATTTTGTGGTTCATTTGTGTCATTTAATTCTACTTCCTCCAAATTATCCAAATCTTTTAATTCCTCTAATTCTATATCAGATTCATCCAAATCAGATTCCTCTAATTCTATATCGGAACCCTCCAATTCTGTTTCCTCTAATTCTATATCTGAATCTTCTAATTCTATATCTGAATCTTCTAATTCTAAATTAGTAGTTTCTATATTATTATTTACTTCTATATTATTATTTTCTTCGACATTTTCAACAGATACAACATTATTCTCATTTTCGGATAAATTAACAGATTCTACAGATTCTTCTACAGATTCTTCAACATTATTATTTACTTCTACATTTTCTACAGATTCAACATTATTCTCGTTTTCTACAGATTCTACAACATTTTCAACAGATTCTACATTATTCTCATTTTCTGATAAATTAATAGATTCTACATTTTCTACATTTTCTACATTATTAACAGATTCTTCTTTATTCTCTAATTGTTCATTATTTTCAACATTATCTTCTAAATTAACAGTTTCTTCTATATTATTAGATTCTTCTACAACATTTGGATTAGAGAAAGAAGTTTCTGTGAATGTATCATTCTCTTCATTTATTTTTCCTTTATTCTTCTTTTCTTCTATAGAATATACATTTTCTTCTTCTTCATTATCACTTAAAAGTGTTTCGTCGATGAGGCATTCTCTGGTATTATTTTCGTTGGTAAAAGCTTTAAGTTGGACTACATTCCATTCGCATTCAAAACGGTGTTTAAAGTATTTAATTCCGGTTAATTCTAATATACCTATAACATCAGTATTTTTCTTAACATTCTTTGGGTCAATTGGGATACCATTTTCTGAAAAAATATCACAACCTTTCTTATTCTTATACAATGGGATTTTAAACTTAATAGTTGGATAAGTATTCATTTTAGTCATTTTAATGGCACTATTGTAAAAATCGTCAATGACATCCATAGGCAATTTCTGTTCGAACCATTCTTCACTATTGGTATATGTTATATGTATATTGTGTTCATCTAGTTTATTAATAAAATCATAAAAATTAATATGATTCTTATTAATTTCTAATTCTATATAACTACGAGTATCATTCATAACTATTCCATTAATGGCTGTCATTTTAGGAGTTTGAATATAAATGGGAATTTGGGAGTTATTATAATTATATGTTGCCTTCGTTAAGAGACAATTTCCTTTTACTTTAACTGGGTCAGAAAAGTTAATTCTGTTTAGATTTAGGGTTCTATAGTCTAAAATATCCATTTTTAAATATATTTCATTTTTTTTTAATTTTTATCTAACGCAAACAAACTTTTTTTTTATTTAGAAATCTTCGATTTCGTCAAAAAAAGTTTATATAACGAAGTAATCAGATCAAAAAACTTTAATTTGATAAATCTAATATTAAAAGTTTAATTTAATAAATAATATATAATAAAACAAATAAGTTTTTTTGATCTAAACTTTTTTCTAAAAAGTTTTTTTTTGATCTAAACTTTTTTCTAAAAAGTTTTTTTTTTCTAAAAAGTTTTGTTTAATTTTAATAAATAATTTATTAAGTAAGAATAATGTTACTTAATAAATTTGTTATAGAGGTTGTGGAACAATTCACAAATGAAATAAAAAAAGATCCTAATTTAGAGATTATTAAACTTAATGTAATAAATCCTTTAATAGATTATACATTTCAGAGATTATATCCATATATTTTAATAACTTCTATTATATTTTTCCTAACTTTTATTTTGGCAGTTATTACATTTCTATTAATAGTTAAATCTCAATCCTAAATATATTTATTTTTTTTAATAAAATTACTTTGTCAAAAATATATTTTTTTGTTATATTAGAAATCTTCGATTTCGTCAAACTTTTTTCTAAAAAGTTTAAAGTTTTTTTTTGATCTGATTACTTCGTTATATTAGAAATCTTCGATTTCGTCAAACTTTTTTCTAAAAAGTTTAAAGTTTTTTTTTTGATCTAAACTTTTTTCTAAAAAGTTTTTAAAAAGTTTCTCGAATATGTGAATATTGTGGGTGTCTTGGAACTCTCGAATCACTTAAACCCATATATGTGAAAGTTACCATAGTTCCTATAGGGTGAGTTTCTCTATAGTTTCTTCTAATTTCATCATTCATTCCTGAAATATCAAATTTAATTTTTTTATTAGAAACTAATTCACATTTAAATGCACCTAACATATTCTTATATTTCCCAGAACCATTTTTATATCCTATAATTTTACATTCAGTATCAAATAACTGTTTATATTTAAGTAAATGTGCGGTTCGTTTTCCTTCATATGGACTTTTAGGTGCCCTTAACATAATACCTTCTGCTCCTTTTTTGGTTAAGGTTTGGAAAGCGTCTTTAACTTCTTTTTCATTTTTAATAAGAGTTTGTTTAGTTAAAACGAGAGGGCATTTTGAATCAAAACATTTACTTCTTTCTTCTATAATTTGTTTAATATATTCTTGTCTTTCTTCGAATAATCCAGGGTGTCCTGGTGCGTCAAAGATTTGATATTTAACATTCGCTTCTCTCCATTCTTCATCTACTGGAACTTTTTTTCTAAATATCCCACACTTTTGGAAATTTTCTCTCCCTAAAAATAATTCTCCGTCTAAAGCAATATTAGGTGGTAACCAATTCACAAACCATTCCGGTACTTTAAAAATATTATTACTTCTAGACCTAAAATTCTTTCCGTCCCAAATTGCCCTATATCCGTCATATTTTTCAGATAAATACCACCCTATAGGAGCAGGTGGAAATCCTTTAACTGGGTTTTTTTTTTTACCGGTTTTGGGGTCAGAATAATTATGGGCTAACATAACACCATTTTGTTTAATATTATAAACCATTTTTCCTACATTTCCGGAAAGACATAATTTCTTTTTAGTTTTTTTTAGAAGTCTAGGACTTTTTCTTATAGAATTATTTTTACTTTTAGTCATTAATTATATAAAATAAATTTAAAAGAATCAATTTTATATAAAATATATAAAATATATAAAATATATAAAATGACCGATATGTATTTATTAGACTTAAAAAATAATAAATTACCTATTCAAAATAAAGTAAATCATATTGTAAAAGAAAAAGTAGGTGAATTAAAGGAAAAATATGAAATCCCCCAAGGATTATATGATTTATATTTATTAAATCAAAGTTTAGAAACTAAGATAGTTTTTAATGATTATTATTATTCTACGGATATAGAAGAGATATTTAAATTAAGGGAATTTTATCCTCATTTTATTGATTTTTTCTATAGATATATTGGAATGGGTAATATGGAATTTATATCAATGTGTATATATAGTAAAAAATTCTTTTTAAGGAGAGCTGGTGGAAATAACGATTTCGAAAGAGAAGAAAATTATATGAAATATCAAAATTATAAGTTAGGGACTGATAAAAAAAACTTAACATATGAAGAAGTTTATAAAATTATAACTGAAAAATAATACTTATAGTAATTTATTCATATATTGTTTTATGTATTAATTCTGTTTTTATTTCTGTAAAATTAAAGTCATTTTCAATAATATCATAATAATAATCATAAGGATTTATTCTTTTTGGAAGATTTTTATATATGTATAAATATTCACCAGGTAATATATAAGTATTATTTTCTTTATCTATGGCATATGGACAAGGAACGTCATTATTTCCGATAGGTGATACATATTTGATAATTTCAGATAGAGCTTTAAATTTAAATATAACTGTTCCTATAAAAACATATTCATTATTTTTAATATGTAATAATATGGTATTACCGTCCCATTTTTTTCCATATCCGCCACTTGATATTGTCATCTCGTTTTTTGGACTTTTTCCTACAAATATATTTTTTAGATTCTTATATTTTTTAATCAATTTATTATAACCATTATTATGTCTTATATGTTTCCCATATTCATTATAATTTACACTAAAACTACTATCACATTCTGGTTAAAAATAATATAAATCGGTATTACGTTTATATATAAATACTTCTTTATTTTTAATATAAACTAAAAATGGCCTTTCATAATTGTTATGGACTAAATAAGATTTATATGATTTATCTTTGGTTTCTTTTATTTTTGAAAGTTTAGTTTTATTAATTATTTTTCTACTACCACATTTATCAAAAGTAGTTGATTTATCTATTTTATCATGTCTTTTCGCAACTTTAGTTATTTTTTTTTCAAATTCATTATATCCAACATATTTATTTATTTTACGATTTAAGAGGTCTAAACCTTCAATATAAAAGGGATCTTGTGGTTTTCTATTTTTAAATTTGTATGAAATAAATTTTTTAGGATCACAAGATTTTAATACAAATGTTTCTGAATTTTTTTTTTTAGACATATTAATATTATGGAAGAAATAAATAAATAATATAATATAATAAATGGAAGAAATAAATAAATAATATAATATAATAATATATGAAAAAAAAATTGAGAACTAGAAAACAAAGAGGTGGCAGTAGTCCTAATAGAAATATGGACGAAGTCGTTCCAGCCGTTCCTCCTGCTCCGGATACTCATTTACCATCATCTCCTGGACCGGTACCATTAATTGTAAATACAGAAGATTTAAATAGAGAAGAATTACCAATTCCAATTCAAAGTGATTTAAATCCAACGGATCCTCCATTTGTAATGAATCAAGGTATTAGGCAAACTCCACAAATAAGAATACCTAAAAAAAGAATAAGTAGAAGAAAACCCAAAGAAAATACGAGATTTAGTATTCCTAGTCAAAATAATATAAGATTAGTTTTAACAGAGAGAGAAATAGAACAAACGCCTACTAGAAATGTATCTCCTAGGGAAAATAGACCACCTACAGATTTTGCGATGTCTAGATTTTTATGTCCGGTATTATATTATTTATGTAAAAAACTTATTAATAATACATATAATTTAAATGCGAATATGATAGTACCTATGTATATAGAATCTTTAAGACCTGCTTTAACACAAATTGGTATTTATTCGCCAGATAATGAAACAATGAGACAAAATATGATTAATTTTATAATATTTTTAAGTGATAGAATTAATTTATTAAATAAAAAAAATACTGTAACAGGATTATTACAAGATTTAGTAGACCAACATGAATTTGGCGGTTTACCATTATCACACCAAACTTGTGGTCCAGATACAATGGCTTATATAAATAGTGTTGAACAAGAAGAAATAATGAGAATAGTAATAGGTGAAGGTGAAAATGAATTACCAAGAGTAGATTATATTGATAATAACGATTTAATAACTAGGGTTGGAATGGCATTTATAAATCAATAGGGTCAAATATTAAATTAGAGTTATCAGTATTAAATAATGAATTAATTTTCATTTCTTTGAAATCTTTGTTTATATAATCATATAATTCGGGATAGGCGTTATTAGTTTTACAAAAAGTTAAGATGTCTGCTTTACGGGATTGAACTTTATCTATTCTTTGGGCGTTATTTTTATAATCAATACCTTTTTCAATCATATTTGCTTCTATTAATAATTTTTCAATTAGTGTAGCAAGTAAAATAATATTTAAACTATATTTATTAACAACTAAGTTTCTTCTTTTTAATACTACTAATAATTTTTCCATTATATCTTTAATATTAAACGGTCTTTCAAATAAATTATCTAAATGTTTTTTAATTTCTATATTATCTTCTTCATCTAATTCTCCAGTGACTAACATATTAATAAAATAACAAACATTTTCTATTTTATTGTCTTCAAATGATTTCCATAATTGTCTATTATCATTTATACAAGGAGTATCAAAACATAAACCAAAATCATATATAACTAAACTATAATATGTAGTATCTTTATTTTTTCTTACTTTCCAGTTTTTTTTATGGAAATCACCGTGTATCCAATTATCTATCATAATCATTTGATTTAAAAAGCAATACATATTTAATACTGCTTTTTGTTTACTATTACTTGATATATCATTAAGTTCCTGTCCTTCTTCATAACTTTGTATTATAGTATTATGACTATAGAAATATACTTTAGGGATTATAATAAATTTATTATCTTTAAAATTTTTCGCAAAACGTAGACAATTTTTAGATTCATTGCCGAAATCTAATTGTAATAGTAAATTATCCATAAAATCTTTCGTATCAAAATGTAATTTCAATTTATTTTTAATACAATTAAATCTTTGTAGAAAGATAATAGAATTTATTACCCAAAATTGCCCTCTCTTTTGTCTATCGATTTCTGGATGTTTTACTTTAAAAGCAATGTCCCTTCCGTCTATCATTTTTCCTTTATATACTTGACCAATACTTCCGGAACCAATATTTTCTAAACTTTCTAAAACAATTATTTTTTCTAAATCTATACCAAAATCTTCATAAAAAATATCTTTGGTTTTCTCTAAACTATGATATGGACAATTATCAAATATGGAATCAAATTCAACTAAAACATCTTTATATTTTTCACTGTCTTCATTTTCTAATCTTGAGACATACCACTGCATAAATTTCAAGGAAACCATACCATTATTTACAATTCGACCTTTTAATTTATTTAGTTGATTATAGTTTAAGGTAGTTAAATCTGTATGTGTGATTTTATATATTAGTGCCAAAAATTTAAAAAAATAAGCAATTGAATAAAGTCTATCTAAAACATAATTATATGAAGTAGTAAAAAAAGATTTTATTTTTTTAATCATACTATATATATTAATTTATATTTTATACTTGTTAAATTACTTTATTTTATATCAGTAACTAAAAAATTAATAATTAAGATTAATAAATATTTAAGGTTTATAGAAATATTATTATTAATTCGTTTTAAATTTTATATATATTTAAATAGTATATTTATAATGGAGTATAATACAACACAAACTAAAACAGAAACTCAGTTTAATTTGCCTAACACTATAAAAAATATTACTTTTTATTTTATAAAGCAGCATTACAATAAATATTTAGAGGATAATGAAATAGAAAAAATTAATAAAGAGGATATTTATAGTGTCGTGGATAAATTATATACTGATAAGGAACAGGAATTAAAGAAATATATTAGAGGAACAATGAGGAAAAATTTCCCTGATTATGATAAAAATTTCACAATGAAGACAACAACAGAGGAGATTATATTAGAAATGTTTGAAGATCCCGATTTTTCAAAAAATAGACTCACAATAGAGATTGAGAATTTTCAAGATGGTAAGAAATAATAAATAATAAATAATAAATAATAAATAAATAATAAAAAATAATATAATTATATAGAATGGATAATTTAATTAAGGAATTAAAGAAATCTAAAAAAATGAATAAATTTGCTAGAACGGCCCATAGTTATAAATTTATGAAAGTAGAAGATTATAATAAATTAAAACCTTTAACTTATACTATTTTAACTAAAAAAACAGAAATAGAAACTATTATAAATGGTAAGTTAGAAACAAAACATATTTTACAAAGAGGAGATTATGTTTTGTGTGGTAAAAAGGGTGAAAAGTATGGACATAAGTTAGAGAAAGTATTAGATTTATTTGATATAGGTATAATAAAAAACAAGGAAGTTATTAGAACTGGTTTTAAATTAACTAAAAAAAATTGTAAAAAATTGACGAAATCAAATATAGAAAAAGGTAGAGTTAAGATAACCGCAAGTTGGGGAGAAGAACAAATAATGAATGTAGAAGATTATATATTATTAGAATTAGATAATAGTGGATATTATGGTATAGAAAAAGAAGCTTTTAAGAAAACTTATAAAAAAGTTTAATTTATTTTTTCATCAAATTTTTTTCTTTTTTTAGAGATAATTTTTTATTATTATTGCTAATTTTCTTTTTATAACTTATTTTTTTCTTATGATTTAATTTTTTTATTTCGGTAGTATTGTTAATTAAAGAAAAGTCTTCTTCATCAACATATCTTTTTAAATTTTCCCATAATGATTCTTCGCAATAATTATCATTAGGATTTAGTTTATGTCTTTTATGTAATATACTTCTCCACATATGAACGCAATATGCCTTCTTAAAAATACTTTTAATATCATATCCTTCTACGCCATATTTACTTCTACAGCAAGGGGGTATAAATGCGTCTTTAGTGTGCCACCAGTCGAGAGGGCAGAAGTATATAGAAGGTTTAACGTATTTATGAAAATCATATTTATCAAGGTATTTTCTCATAATACGCATGAGTTGTATATTCTCTTTAATTTTCTTTTTATTAATAACATTCAAACATTCTTCGAATAATTCTTTATAGAAAGGACTATGTTTAGGTGCTTTAAGAATACCAATATTAGCTATTTCAGTTTTAGTTCTATTGCGATATGGGCCTTTTTGAATGGTTCTTTCGGAAGAGAAAACGTATTTGTTTTTAAAATTTAGGGGTTTGACGCAAATCATATCTAAGTCAACCCAATATCCACCTTTTTCGTATAACATTTTATATCTAAATAAATCTGAAAAGGGAAGGAAACTGGATTTAAATTGGAATAAATCTTTCTTTTTTATTATTTCATTTCCGTCTTTTATAATGGTGCCTTTAGGTATTCCTTTAACATTTTCATAAGTATATAAAATAAATTTGTGTCCTTGTTTTAAGAAACTTTTAATAGAATATATTTCCATATCTGATAATTTAGGACCTACCCATAAACTTTGAACGGTACAAGGCATATACATTATTAATATAAAAAAAAACTTTTTTATTTAGAAATCTTTGATTTCGTCAAAAAGTTTATATCAAAAAAAAAATATTGACTAAACAGAAGATTTTTGATCTAAATACTTCGTAATATAATTAATTAGTAAATTCTAAATTACCCATACCACCAGTAATACGCAAGACATTATAATTAACGGCATAAACGTCTACATTAAATTTGTATAAATAGTCTGTTTTACCACTTGGTATTGGTGCTCCAACAGTTTCAAGGACAAGTTTAATATCATTAAATCTTGACATATTACAACTTCCCGAAGGTTGGTAACTGAATGGTTCTAATGAGAATGAATAGAACATAATACCTCTTTTTGGACTTGCTTCTCCATAACAAAAAGGTTGAGCGAAGTTATAAAAATCGGGGTCTTTAGATGTAAATCTTTCTACACCATTTAATGTTAATGACAAATTTTTAATAATATTTTCATCTCCTTTTATTGAATAATTACTATCTCCTATAACTTCTTTGGCTTGTGGGTCGTCATAATAAGGTTCGAAAAAATCATTAAAAGAATTCCAAGGAGTACCTGGTGTAATCCAGTTTGTATAATTACTCCAATCATTTCTATTTTCCACGTCAGTTCTTTTAGGGACAACTACTATAAAACTTGTTGGGTGGTGTAATTTTAAATCTAATGTATCATTGCCTAATATATTTTTAAAGGAAGTTTTTGATACTTGTTCTATAAGGTATTTATGTTCACTTTTTGCGAATTTATTCATTTCTTCCTTGTCTAAAAATATATAATTTACATCTAAATAAGGTTCTATAAAGAAATTAACAATTTCATTATTATCATTTACTGTTAATAAAGAATCTTTTACAAAATTTTGTAATCCGGAAGTTGAAGTATAATCAGTATTATTTTGAATAGGCTTAATACGTAAATGATATGAATTCCTACTATTTTCTGTTCTACTACCAAATGTAGAACCTGAAGTATATATATCTCTAACTGTAAATAAGTCATTCATTGCTTTAAATTCGACATGTATTTCTACAGGATAATATTGTAAAGCAACTAAAGGTAATGCCAAAGAAGGATTTCTATTAAACCAAAAAATAAGAGGCAATCTTATAGTTCTTGATACTATAGATGGTATATTCGCACTTTTTGATTTATTAGGATAAGAAGTAAATCTAGGTGATAATTCTGGATTATATATTTCTGGTACATTACCAATTAATTCGTTATACATATTTTTTTTTGATAAAGGAACCGTTAATTCTTGCCATATATCAAACCATTCACCATAATGTTGGTCTATTAAATTACCTCCTAAATAAACACTTATTCTTTCTACCGCACTACTGCCTATATTTTCAATCCACCTAAATTGAGAACCATTATCAGAATATATATTAGGTAGAGTAAAAACCAAAAAAATCTGTGATATTAAATCTCCATTTCTTTCAATCTTAAATTTATAAGTTGTTGTTGCTGTTTCTGCGAGACCTAAATTATTTTCAGGATTTATTCTGTAAAAATCCATAGAAAAATTAGTGTATCTTCTATATACTGTTTTAAAAAAAGATATTTGTGGATTACCGGTTAAATAAAAATCTTGTGATCCATAAGATACTAATTGAAGAAAACCGCCTGTCATATTAATATATTATTATATTGTTTTTTATATTAAATAATGTTTATATAATTTAATGATAGTATATTTATTAGTTATTATATTTTTTGCTTTTCTCATTAATAATCAAAATGAATGTTTAGATTCTTTTGTAGATTATAAAAGAGTTTATGGTATGGATAAAGAATACGAAATTTATAAAGGTATGTATAAATGTAGGGACTATGAAGATATAAGATTAAATTAAAAAATTGAATGATATAAAGAAATTATATAATATAAATTTAATGGATTCTATTATTTTAAATCAATCACAACAAAACTCTATCAAAAAATTGGATAATTTTATTGATAGTATTTATGATAAATTTTATATTCTCAAAGGTTCTGCTGGAACTGGAAAAACAACAGTTATTACACATTTTCTAAATAATCCCAAATTTAATTCTTATAAAATTGCGTTCAGTGCTACAACTAACAAAGCAGTTTCCGTTCTAAAACAAATGTCCCCTTTTAAAGAAGATAATAGTAAATATTCCTTCCTAACTATTCACAAGTTATTAAATATTAGAAGGAAAATTAATAAAGATGGAAAGGAAGAATTTAATATGGTAGAAGATAATAAAAAGTTAGTAAAATCAATGTCTATTTTTCAATATGATATTATCATTATTGATGAATGTTCTATGTTATCTAATGAAATTATACTTTCTTTACAAAAATTAAAAAATTTAAGAGGAAAAATCATATTTATTGGTGACCCTGCGCAATTACCCCCTGTTAATGAAGATAGTCATATTTTTAATATGAAAGATATACCATCATATGAATTGAAGGAAATTATGAGGTATAAAGGAAATATTGTTAATTTAGCGAATAAGGTTAGGGATTTAGTTTTTAATAAAGACACTAAGATAAAATTCAAAGAGTATAAGTGTGATACTATTTCTATTAATAAGAAATATGAAAAATGGTTTAATAGTTACTTAGTAAATTTAAAAGAAGGTTTATCTGATAGTAATTTGGATAATTTGCCGATTTGCCTAACTTATACCAATAGGCAAACAGAGAAAATCAATTTAGGTGTTAGAAAGGAATTGTTTGGAGATAATATAATGAGATTTATGGAGAATGAAATTATTATCTTTAATAATTATTATCTTTTAAATAAAAATAAAAGTGCGTATTATACATCGCAAAAATCCCGTGTTAAAAAGGTTGAAATGAATGTAATCAAACCTAAATATTTAGGTTTATGTGATATATGTAATAATAATATGGAAAAGGAAACTATGATTTGTGGACATAAAATATGTTCGGGTTGTATTAAAAAGAAAATAGAATGTTCTATATGTTTACAAACACAAACTAGTATAGAAGATTTTATAGGTAAAGGTGATATTATAGGTAAAGGTGATATTATAGGTAAAGGTGATATTATGAACAATACAGGTGATATTATGAACAATACAGGATATATTAATACTAAAAGAAGTAAAATCATAGATAGATTTGATTCAATATTTGGTTGTTTTAAAGAATTGGAGATTAAGGTGTGGAAATTAGTATTACAGAATGACGATATTGTATATGTAGTAAATGATACAAAAGAATATAATGAATTGATAGAAACACTTAGCACTAAAATTAAAAAATTTAGAATTTTCTTAAATAAAATATACGGTAAATGTAAATGTTATGAGGAACTTATGGAGGTAATATGGAGTTATTTATATGAAAGTGTA